CGGGCGAGGCAAGTCGATGCACTGCGGATCGGCGGTCAGCAGCAGACCCTCACCTGGGACAGCTTCAGCTACAGCGTCGTCGTCAAGGCCTTCAAGGGCGGCTACGAGCGGGCCGGCCTTGAGGTCCCTTACACGCTCACGCTGGTGGTGGTGCAGGACAACTCCACCCCGGTGGGGAGCGCGGCTGACGATGACAGCGACGACGCCATCGACAGCGACCTCAGCGACGCCACTGACCTCGGCGACGACATCGGCGATGCAACCCTCTCGGGCCAGCTTGCCGGCATCTCCTCGGCGGTCAGCGATCTCGTCGGCAGCGTGGTGCAGGCGGCGCCAAGCCAACTTCTCGGCGTGCTTGCGCCGGTGCAGGCCGCCCAGGCGCAGGTGACCAATCTCGCCGCAGGCCTGAACGCCCGGATCGACGCCAGCGCCGACTTTGGCGGCGTGACGGCGGGCGATGATCCAGTTGCGATCATCTCGGCGTTCACTGCGACGGCCGCGGCGGCGCAGGCTATGCCGAACGTCTATGCGGCGGGCTCGCTTCTCGGCCGTATCGCCACCAACCTCGGCGCCGTGGGCGTCTCCGGCCGGCAAACGACCCAGGCGGGCGGTGATCTCTACAGCTTGGCGACCCAGGCTTATGGCGACCCGTCCGGCTGGACGACCATCGCCGAAGCCAACGGGATTACCGACCCCGTATTGACGGGCGTCAACACCCTTCGCATCCCGCCGGTGATCGACGGGTCCGACGGCGTCTTGGCCGCCTAGCATCATGGATCAGTCCGGAACGGCGCAGGTGCGCCAGCCGCGGGGCATCGTCACCGCAGGCGGCCAGCGCGTGCCGTTCGTCAGCTTCGAGGTGGACAACAACAGCTTTTATCAAGCCGATACGTTTCGCGTCGAATTGCCGATTTCCGCCCTGCCGTCCGGCTACGGCGCTGACTGGTTCGCCTCCCAGGCGAAGATCGACATTCAGGTTTTCGCGGGCTTTCCGTCCGATCCGACCACCTACACCACGACCGACCTGACCAGCCTGATCTACGGCCGCGTCGACGACATGGACGTAGACTGGAGCGCGCGCCTGATCACGATCACGGGGCGGGACCTGACCGGCCAGATGATCGATACGAAGACCTCAGAGCAGTACCTGAACAAGACCTCGTCACAGGTCGCCGCCATTCTGGCCGCCAAGTATGGCCTGACGCCGGTGATCACCGCCACGACCCGCAAGATCGGCGCCTATTTTCAACTCGACCATGTCCGCTCGCACGAGGAGCGCACCGAGTGGGACCTTCTAAACTGGCTGGCCCGGGAGGAGGGATTCGTCGCCTACGTTCAGGGTCAGGAGCTTCATTTCGAACCGCGCGGGTCGGGGACATCGTCCTTCACGCTGACGTACACCCCGCCGCCGGCCGATGGCGGCCCGATCTCCGCGAACGCGACCAAGATCACCACCAGCCACAGCCTGACGCTGGCCAAAGACATCAAGGTCGAGGTGAGCTCCTGGCACGGCAAGCAACAGCGCCGGTTCACCGCGACGGCCACCGGAACGAAGGCCCGCAACAAGGTGACGAAGGGGTCGAATAGCTCGTCCACGCCCACCCAGGTCTACAGCTACACCTATCCGAACCTCGATCAGGCCGGGGCGCAGGCGAAGGCCAATCAGCTGCTCGCCGAGCTTTCGCAGCATGAGTTCAAGCTGTCGTTCGAGGGGCCCGCCGACGTCGCCCTGATGCCGAGCGGCAAGATCCAGTTGCAAGGGACCGGGACCGCCTTCGACCAAGCCTATTACCCAGACAGCATCGTCCGATCGATGACGCTGGACGACGGCTTCAAGTGGACCGTCTCAGCCAAGAACCACGACCCGAACTCGCAGGTGAACCTATGATGCAGGGCCTCATGCATCAGATGCGCCTGGAGGCGCTGCTCGCCGGCGATCTGGAGGCGAAGGTCAAACGGGGCATCGTCAGCTCCTACAACCCGCAGACCTATGCCGCGAAGGTCCACACCCAGCCGGAGGACGTGGAAACGACGTGGCTCCCGGTGGCGTCCCTCTGGGTCGGCAACGGTTGGGGCCTCTTCTGCCCGCCCACCGCCGGCGATCAGGTGGTGGTGATCTACGCCGAAGGGTCGGTCGAGGCGGGCATCGTCATCGGCGGCTTGTTCAGCGACGTGAACGCGCCGCTTTCGGTCCCGTCCGGTGAGTTCTGGCTGGTCCACCAGTCGGGCGCCTCGATCAAGCTGACCAACGACAAGAAGCTGACCCTGACGGACGGCGGCGGGTCGGTCGCGGTGATGAACGGCGACGGCACGGGCTCGGTCACCTTCGCCGACGGCTACACGATCAACGCCAACACCACGATCAACGGCTCCCTGGCAGTCACCGAGGCCATCACCTCCGAGCAAACCGTGACGGGTCAGGTGGATGTCGTCGGCGGCGGGAAATCGCTGAAGGGCCACGTGCACACGGGCGTCCAAAGCGGATCATCCGACACCGGCACACCAGCGTAAGGCGTCCCATGGCTGACCTGATCGACCCCGTCGATATCGACCACGATTTCGGCGCGGACCTCGGCTTGTCCGCCACCGGCGACCTCGCCCGCGTGAACCTCGTGGAACGGAGCCAGCAGCGCGTGCTGCGGCGGCTCCTAACCAATCCCGGCGATTATCTGATGCATCCGACCTACGGCGCGGGCCTGCCGGCGAAAGTCGGCTCGACCATCGACATCGCGTCCACCACCGCCCTGATCAAGGGCCAGATGCTCTTGGAGGCCTCGGTCATGCAGAACCCGCCTCCCTCGGTCACTGTGGCTGAGATCGAGAACGGCATGGCGGTGGCCATCGCCTACTCGGTCGCTCCCGACGCGACGCCGGCAGTCCTCTCGTTCAGCGTGACCGCCTGATGGCGACGCTCTCGACCCAGACCTTCACCGACCTGGTCCGTAGCCAAGTCGCCGCGATCCAAGGCGCCGCCGCCGGGATCATGGACTTCACCATCGGCTCGATCATGCGGGCGGTGGTGGAGGCGAACGCACAGGTGGTGCTCTGGCTTCAGGGCATTGCGATCACGATCCTCACGGCCACGCGCGCCTCGACCTCGACCGGGTCGGACCTCGATAGCTGGACGGCCGACTATGGTCTGACCCGTGAGCCGGCCGTCGCCGCCAGCGGGCAGGTGACCTTCTCTAGGTTCACGCCCTCTCTAAGCGCCTTCCTGCCTCTTGGCGCGACCGTGGAGACCGCAGACGGATCTCAGCAGTATGTGGTGACCGCCGACACCACGAACGGGGCCTACAGCGCGTCCCTGGGCGGCTACACAGTGGCCTCGGGCGTGGCGAGCCTCACCGTGCCGGTGCAGGCCTCTGTGGCGGGCGCGGCGGGCAACGCGGCGGCGGGGCTGATCAACACCATCACCCAGGCGTTGCCGGGCATCGACACGGTTTCGAACACGCTGGCCTTCGTGAACGGTGAGGATGCGGAGACCGATGCGGCGTTCCGCGCTCGCTTCGTCGCGTACATCGCCAGCTTGTCGAAAGCCACGGCGGGGGCGGTGGCCTTCGCCTTGCAGTCCCTCGGGCTCAACGTCACGTTCACTCTGGTCGAGAACCAGAGCTATTCGGGCACGGCGCAGCCCGGCTACTTCTACGTGGTGGTCGATGACGGAAGCGGCGCCCCGCCGAGCAGCTTCCTCACCGCCGCCGCCGCCGCCATCAATGCCGTGCGCCCCCTGACCGTCACCTTCGACGTGTTCCCGCCGACGTTGATCACGGCGACCATCGCCATGACCATCAAGGTGGCGGCGGGCTACGTCGCTACGGTCGTCTCCGCCGAGGTGCAGGCGGCGATCTCCACCTATGTGGACGCCCTGCCGCTCGGCACGCCTTTGCCGTTCACGCGCCTGGCGCAGCTCGCCTATGACGCTTCGCCGGGGGTGCAGAACGTCAGCGCAGTAACCCTGAATAGCGGGACCTCAGACCTCGCTGCGACCAGCCAGCAGGAGATCAAGGCCGGCACGATCACGGTCACCACCACATGATCGGGGACCAGAACGACGGCGCCGCGCGCGTCCGCTCGCTCCTGCCCTTCGGCTGGTTCGAGGTCGGCGCCTCGCCGGTGCTGGATGCGGTGTTGCAGGGCTACGGCTGGGCGATCAGCTGGGCCTATTCTCTGCTCGCCTATGTGAAGCTGCAGACCCGCATCGCCTCGGCGACCGGCGCTTGGCTCGACCTCATCGCGTTCGATTTCTTCGGCCGCACGCTCCTGCGCAAGCCGGGCCAGGCGGACGATGCTTTCCGGGCCAGGATCCTGGCCAGCCTGTTTCAGGAAAAGGCGACCCGCAAGGGGATGATCGAGGCGGTCACCACCTTGACCGGGAACGCGCCATTCATCTTCGAGCCGACCAACGCCGAGGACACCGGCGGCTATGGCGTCGCCTGTGGGTATGGCGCGGCGGGCGGCTGGGGATCGCTCAGGCGGCGCTACACCGCCTACATGATCGTGCAGTTGCCCGCCCAGGCGGGGGTGGTGGGGCTGACCGGCTACGGCGCCTTCAACAACGGCTATGGCGTAGGCCAGGCGCAGTATGAGGCGGCCTCGGGCCTGACCTCCACCCTGGATGACCAAGACGTCTTCGACACCATCAACGCCACGCGTCCGGCGGGGACGACGATCTGGGTGAACATCGGCGGAAGCCGCTTCCCGGCGCCCGTCCCGCCGAGCCCCGCCGGCGACCTCAACTTCAGCGACCCGAACCAGTCCGGCCTGCTCGCCGCGGCCCTCTAAATTCTCAGGAGACCTGCGTGGATCGCAACATCGTCTATGACAGCGCCATTCCGCTTTCGACGGACCTGCTCAGCCCGCAGCGCAACGCCATGATCGCTATTGGCGAGCTCATGGGGGCCTTGCTCGGGAGCGCCGGCGGGGTGTTCTCAGGCTTCGGCGTCTCCCCGACGTCGCCGGCCTCCCTCGAGGTGGTGGTGGCGCCGGGGACCGTGATGCAGTTGGAAGCGGTGGACAGCACCGCCTACGGCGATCTCGCCCCGGATACCGCCCACTCGATCCTGAAGCAGGGCATCGCCCTCGACCAAACCATGATCCCGCTGGCGGCGCCGACCACGGTCGGCCAGAGCGTCGCCTACCTGATCGAAATCGGCTACCAGGACCAGGACACCGACCAGACGGTCTTGCCGTACTACAACGCCGCCAACCCGACCGTGACCCTCTCCGGCCCCGGCGGCGATGGCGCAGCGCAGGCCACCCGTCGCAAGGGGGTGGCGGTTGTTCAGGCGAAAGCCGGGGCCGCAGCGGCGACCGGATCTCAAGTTCCGCCTGCCGCCGACAGCGGCTTCCTCGCCGCCTACGTGGTGACCATCGCCTACGGGCAGACCACCATCACCTCGGCGAACATCGCCCCGGCGCCGGCGTTGCCGCTCCTCGCCGGCCTCCTGAACTCGCACCATGGCGGTGTTCCGGGCCAGGCGCCGCAGATCAATCTCGCCACCGAGGTGCAGGGCCTTCTCCCCGCCGCCAACATCGCCCCCGGCGCGTTGGCGGCCGCGCTGCCGGCGCCCGCGACGATCAACGTCACCACCGCCGGCGCTTCGCTGGTTCTGACCGCACTTCAGGCGGCCTCTCCGATCATCCGTTTGACGGGCACCCTCAGCGCCAACCTGACCGTGGTGTTTCCGGCAGGGGTGCAGAACCAATGGGCTGTCGTGAACGGCACGATCGGCGGCTACACCGTCACTTGCGTCACGGCGGCCGGCGGAAGCACTGGCTACCAAGTGCGCCAAGGCTTCACGTACGACCTCTATTCCGACGGCACCAACATGCTGCCTGACGGGCAGCCGAGCTTCTACGGAACGGCCTCGGTCCCGACGTTGCAGCTTAATGAAATCTATCTGTTGACCAACTAATGTCAGTCTCCATCCAAACTCCAGCGGGTCTGAAGACGGCGCAGGCGATGTACGTCCAAACGCCAGCCGGTCTGAAGACCGTCCAGGCTGGTTACATCGGCACCGGAGCCGGGAACAAGCAGTTCTTCTCCTCGGGTGGGGGAGGGGGCGGCGGCACAACGCCTCCTCCGGTGACCCCGCCCTACAGTGTGGCGATCTCGCAGAGCGGAAGCGGCCTCGGTTCGGTCACGGCGGGGCAGTCGGTCACCGAGACCTTGGGCGCGGTCGTGTCCCAAGGGAGCGCCGCGCTGGCCTCGCCCTTCACCTACGCCTGGTCCGTCACGGTCGGAAACACCGGCATCGCCACCGTCAGCCTATCTTCGAACACGGGCCAGTCGATCTCAGCCTCGGAATCGGGCAACAGCGCCGGCAGCACCACCGTCACCATCACGGTCGTCGCCACCGACGCCAACGGCGTTCAGGAGACGGCGAGCCTCAGCTACACGGTCACCGTGGCGCCGGCGAGCAGCGGCGGCTCCGGCGGGTCTTCGGCGCCGCCTT